CTAATAGTTGGTGTCACTGTTACCGATGGGGTGACAGATGTAGACGGTGTTGTTGTAACTGACGGAGTAATAGATGGGGTAATAGATGGGGTTACAGTAGAAGTAATAGATGGAGTTACAGTTGGTGTATTTGTACTAGTAGGAGTAGGGGTTTGTGTACTAGTACTAGTAGGTGTAGGAGTAGGTATTACAGGGCTACTCGTTGGTGTAACCGTTGGAGTAGTAGTAGGTGTTGGAGTATTAGATGGTGGTGGTACTGGTGCTGCAGTTGGTTTAGGTTGTGGGTCACTACAATCAGTTTTAAAGATATATACATTACCTGTTCTATCTTGTGAACTATCAGGTTGGAATGTTTTTACCCACCCCTCATCAGGTATAATCCATCCATTGTCATTTGTTGTATTTGCATAAGATACAGCATTGTCAATATCTGTTTCATATAAGTTAAAACTAGATTTAGCACCACATTCAAATGTAGTACCATCAGCTGCTCTCCACATATAATATCCATTAGGTCTTGTCTCATCAGCTCTTGTCCCCGTATCCCAATAACTCATCATTGGGTAATATGGATTTGTTCCAACATATTGTGGTTCTGTTGCAACATAATATCCGTATCTTGTATCACATACCCATTCCCACATTGAAATATTTCCACTCTTATATTCTTCTTCAACGTATTTCCAATATCCCCATCCACCAAAGGTATAGGTTGCATTGTATTCGTCAGATAATGTTTGACTAAAGTCTCTTGCAACAAGACAATAGTTGGGGTCAGCAATTGGTGCAACACATGCATCAAGTAATGTGGGATAGGTAACTGTTATATTACATGAAGCACCAACTACATCATCTTGGAACCTCTCTTTGAAAGGTGTAAAGGTAAAAGGTTGTTGTATTTCTACTTGGGGGTCAATAAGTGTGTTATTAACTCTGGCAATAATATCTTTTAGGTTTTCTATACAATCACTTTGTTTTCTCATTATGGAAGTTTCATCTTCCAATGATTGTGTCATACAGATGAGGTTGAAATTGAATGAACTTATTCTATCGGTTGCACTTACATTGATGGGATTTAGAAAGATGTATGGATAGTATGGTGCTTCTTGAGAGTCAGGGGTCATAATATCAGAGATATCCCCATACCCAAATGTATTAACAAAAAAGTGACCTTGAACTTTCTGTTTAAATATGTCTATTATTTCTTTGTAAGTCATTCTTCTTAAGTTCTTCTTTTTGTTTTTCCATTTTATCTTTATTCCAAGCTAACCAGTTGAATGCAGATATTAATGGTTTATCTGTTACTTGCTCTATTACCAAAAATTTCCCCTCAGCTAATGTTAGTATAATATCATACCAAATGTTTTTTATTTCATCTGTGGTTTGTTTTATTTCTGTTTTTGCATATCCATCATCGTCACCACCAAATAGATTTGTGTAATTCTTATATAAACTATTTCTATAAGATATAAAACTCTGTATACCTTGCCATACTCCTGATATCATAAATTCCTCTGTTGGTTTTACTCCCCATAATGTTTGTATAATATCTTTGATTGATTTATTATAACCTTCTGATAAATATATTTCCATATCAATAAACTTACCTAATGTCATTGATTGCAATTGAATATACTCACCTCCCATATAATTTTTGTTTAACTCTTTGTGTTCAGGATATAACATAACATATATAAACGATATTAAGAGTTGTATTGTTTTATTTGGTATTATATCAACCTCATCATAGGGGATACCAAAAGTTAGTGATATAATTTTTTTATGATTGAATTCTAAACCAATATCAAACTTGGTTATTTCTTGCCATTTATCAATAGGTAAATCTTCAGGTAGAGAATATTCTTTGTCTTTTATTACCAGTGTATACATATAACTAAATAGTTTATTTTATCCAATTGTATTGTCCCCTATTCTTTTTTGTCTTCCTTGCATAGTTGGTGATTGCTAATGACATAACACAGTCATCGTGTAGTCCTGTAGGGGCACCATATTTTATTGTTCTTGTCTTGGAACTGTACTCATAAGTGAATGATTGCAATTCGTTATATAAGGGAGCAAATAATTTCTGTGAGGGTATGTATAGGTCACCTTGGTTAAAGTCCAATATCAACCCCTCTATTATCTCCTGTTTGGATTTATTGTTTGTTACAAAGGGGTCAATGTTATTGTACTTCTTCTTTATCTGTTCATAAACTACATCACCTATACTGTTAACCTCAATCATTGCACTAGCTTTATGTTTCTTAAGTAGTGTAACAATGTTATCGATTATACTGGTCCACTCTGTTCTTCTCTCTCTGTATATTTCTATTACATCCCCTTTCTCATCCATGAATATTGCAACCGTATAATCTTCTTGTCTACCCAAATCAATACCACAATATATCTTACCTTTTGGTGATGGATATTCATTGAATGTTTTTATTCCATTGAATACTTCCCCTCCACCATCTATAAAGTCAGCAAGATATTCCTGTTTAAAGACATTTTCAGGTAGCGTCCTTCTACTATCTTCTATCTCCTTAACATCTGCATATGGATTGTCCATAGATGTCCCCTTATAACTTATGTATTCATTATGAGCATCTGATAGACCCATCTGATATAAATTGTAAAACCAGTTCTTACCTTTGGGGGTAGAGAGAAACAAACACTTCTTTCCTCTAACTAATAGTGTAGGTTTTATTGCTTCGTTCCACGCTTCTTCCTTAATGAAAGCAGCCTCGTCAATAATACAATAATCAATAGTATAACCTCGAATATTATCGTAACGTTCTGCACTCCTAAATATTATTTCTGACCCGTTCTTAAGTGTTATTATATTCTCCGAGTAGTTACAACTGTCAACGATACCAGTGTCTACTATTGCTTTGAATAATTCTTTCTGTACCTTTGTGGTTTGTGAATACACCGGACTTACCCATAAAATAGTCGTAACAGGATTATTAATCGACCAATCCAATACTAAATTCATTGCCAGTAGACTCTTACCGCTTTGTCTACCTATTGCAACAACATGATACTTATAAGGACTTCTTATCCCCTGTATTATCTCCTGTTGCTTCTTCGTCGGTACTATCCCTATTAGTTTCTGTTCCAAAATCAAATATAACTTTTGTCAAAGGTTTATCACCCCCACCACTGAGTTCTGTTCTTTGTAGTTTTGGAAGTATGAAATCAGAATAAGCTTCAACAATCTTTAATGCTTCTTTTGGATTGTCTGCAGCAACCTGTTGTAACCATTTCTGAATGTCAGGTAGTGATGACTCTATTAGAGCCTTAAATGCTAGTCTGATTTCTTCTGTGGTTTTGTTTACTGACCCCTTCTTTCTTCCTTTGGGGTTTCCTGATTGTCCTTTCTTAAATGGCATTACTGGTAATTGTTGTTATCAATAAATATAATTTTCTAATAGGTTGTCAAACCATGAGTCTAAATCATAGTATCTACTACCATCATTTAACATATCATCACATACTAATAGATTAGGGGGGAACCTACCTTGTTGCTTGTATTCTGTATTTCTATATTCATTTTTTATCCCTTTAAAAAAATCTATTCTTTTATTTCTATTTGCTTTCATATCAAAGTTTATGTTCTCATCTACAAAAGGTATACTACAATCGTTAAACCAACTTATTCCTTTAGAGTATATCATATATCTAATTTTGTTTGTTCTTCTTTTATTACCCCCTTAAAATACTTTACAAGGTCTTGTCGTGATACACTTAACCTTTGCTCAGCAATATCGATATACTCAGGTGTCATTTCTATACCAACAAAGTTTCTGTCTAATAGTTTGGATGCTACACCAGTTGTTCCACTTCCCATGAACGGGTCTAATACCCAATCCCCCTCCCTCGTAAATAAGGTTATTATATAACTCATCAGTTTAACTGGTTTAGTCGTTGGATGGTTGTTCTTACTTTTAGCGTGTTTATAGTCAGGTTTATCACAACCACAACTTTCATTAGTACCAGACAACTCCCACTTATCACATTTAAGACATTTTTTATTTTGATTAGTAATAGCCCTTTCTTTTTCTTCACCAGTCATACCTAAGTCCTTTTCCTTCTTTGATGGTTTAGGGGTCTGTAAAAATGGATATGTTCTTTTTACATTATCAGGTAATTCCTCAAAGTTTAATACATTATCTATATAACTTTTTTGTCCGTGAGGTTTCATACCTATTATGATATGTTCTATTGCCGGTTTAGGTTGGAACCCTAATTTACTTCCTTCGTATTTTGTTCCATCTAATCCCCTCTTTTCTATCATCTTACTTGTATCACTGGCTTTAGGGAACCCTGTATGATAAGTCCATAGTATAGGACTGAACGACATATCGAACCCTGCGTCTTCTAAGTCCTTAATCATTCTGTATAATACATCAGAACGTGGTGAGGACATAACTGCGATGAATGAACCAGGTTTTAACACTCTATAACATTCTTTCCATATATCTACATCAGGTAATACTTTATCCCAGTCTTTACCCATAAAAGATATTCCGTATGGAGGGTCTGTTGCTAGTAGGTCTATTGAACCTTCTTTTAATAGTTTTAATTCTATTTTACTATCTCCGTTTAATAATATTTTATTCATAGTCAAACTCTTCTTTTAAAATGAAACATACACTGTTTCCTGCTTTACTGTATGTTCCTGACATCTCTTGAATTAATGTAATTAGTAATTCATATTTCTGTTCATTATTTAAATTATCCATGATATTTCTTTGATATTTGTTTTATTATTGTTAGATGACACCCCCCACAGTTTTTACCTATTCTTCTATCTGCATTGTATAATATATTATATAACCTATATACCTTTTCTAAATCCTTTCTGTCTTTCTTTCCATAGTTAAAGAACCATGCTCTATTGTTTCTTACCCATTCCTCTAATACTTCTAGTTCTGTTGGTGGTGGTGGTGTTACAGCAGGTTTTACCCTCAATGTAATGTCTTTGTTATTATGATAGTTTTTTGCCATAGTTTTCTAATATTTTTGTTCTTAGTATTTTTATTGTTTTATTATCTAGATTTAATTCTTTTTTATCTACTGTAAACAATTTTAATCTCAAGTATTCTAACCCATCTTTTATATTCTTTACTACAGTTGTTCTTGGTATATTCAATCTTCTACTTACCTCTGCATAATTGTTTAACGTAAAGTATAGTAAGAGTAACATCACATAATATCTTTCTTTGTTTGTTCCTTGATACATTTCATCTAATATGTTTAATACCTCCTCTATTTGTTCATCTTGTTCTAAGTCATATTCTTTTTCTTTTATTTGACTTATCTCTTTATATTCTGTTGTCTGTTGTTTCTTATATAATTTATAATGGTCACTGGTTGTGCTTCTTGATTGGTTGAGGGCAATCCTAACTATAAACCATTGTGCTGAGTTGTCTCTAATTAGTTGTTCAGCTTTAGGATGTTGGATGAATATCATTAATACTTCATGAAATAAATCCTCTTTAACACTATCGTTTTCGTATTTGATTGCCCCTTTGACCCAACCTTTTATCTTCTCGTAATTCTTATTTACCCAATCATTTACCATTTAATTCCATGTCTTCCCTTTTATACAATCAGATATTGTTGTAGGGTGACATTCATATTCTCTTGCTAAACTTGCAAATGTTGTGTGTGACTTATCAATATATTGTTTTTGGATAGATTTGCATTTCTCCATTGATAATTTATTATAACTTCTTTTTCTTATGTTTTCTTTCTGTGTAACAAGTTCCAAGTTTTCTAACCTATTATCAGCTTTATCTTCGTTTATATGGTTTATCTCCATCCCTTTGGGTATATCCCCCATGAAGGTCTGCCAAACCATTCTATGGACGTATATTGATTCAGTACATCCTTCGTCATAAGCTTTAATTTGTTTATATCCATCTGAATGGGTATAAGGTTTCATTTTGTATCCGTTGGAGTTATATACTTCTCCATCTTTGTTACAGTTGTATTCCATTGTATTTGATTTGTTTTATAAATATATCCAAATTTCAAAAAGTTCTCAACAATAAAATATTTTTTACTATTTAGTCTTTTTGAAAAGTTGTTCATATTTATTAACAGTTAAATTCTACACCTCGTTCTAGGGACTTATGAGGAAGTTAGAAACATCGGAAATACTTATTACATCATAGGGGGGCCTGGGGGGACTTAATTACTTAGACATAGAAATACTAGTTATTTATTCTAGCTAAAAATAATTATAGAGATATTTGACTTTTCGTAATTTCTGTGATATTTATTAGTATAACAAATACAAATTAATATTATGAATAACAAAAGAAAATTAGCGTACATGCGCTACAAGCAATTAAAGACTCAAAACATTGGTAATACTACCATAACCACTCCCCAACCTACAAGAGGTAGAAGAGTCAGACAAGATGAAATATATTCTGATATGTGTGACCGTGTAGGGGATATGATTGAAGATAAGATGATAGACTTATCAAGATGGAATGGAGAAGGAAGCATATTTAAATATGCACAACTGGTTGACTAACTCACTTTAAAGGTTTCTATTCATTAAGTCAACCATAAGGGTAATCATAACGATGGTTACCCTTTTTTATTTAGTCATAGTTCAATATTCTTATATTTAAGAATGTATTTGATTAGGGGGAGGGGTTTCTTTATATTCATAATATACTTTTTTGCAAGTAAGTTCTAATACCCTCCCCCATTTTTCTATTTAATAGTATGGGTATGACAAAAAGCAACAAAGAATCACCTCTACATTTAATATGGAGAGATTTCAATAATATTACGTTAGATGATTATATGATGGTAAGAACCTTTTTTAAGAATATAGGTTACGATACCAACGTTAATATTAATAAACAGTTTTGCAAGAAATACGGTTTAGAATACAAATCTCATAATTAATTCATTGGGTTAGGGTTGTCAGGTAGATTGTCACCACAACCATATGGTTTTGGAATATATACCCCATGAAAGTAAGGATTGTTCTTATTGGGCATCATACCATCTGTACCAGGGTTTGTATACTCAGGGAACTGTTCTTGATTGTCTCTAATGTATTCTCTTGTCCTCTCAGCGTAGAACTGAGCTGTATCTTGTATTGACCCCCTAACATATTTTAATGACGTTAAATCAGTTGCATTTGATTCTTCACTTGTTGGGTTCATTACAGCCTTATTCTTTATCTTATAGTTCAATGATGGGAATGCAAGATAGACAGCATAGTTTGCAAGTGTTGGTGCAATGTAATCATCCAATAGAGTTTGATAATAACCACTAACTGTATCACCTGTAATTTTATTTTTCATTGCCTGATAAAATGTAGTTCCCATAATATCTTGAATATAAATGTCTTGAGATTGAACAACAAATGGTGTTAGTTCATCTGGCTCAACATTTGCATGTACCGCAGTTAATTTCTTTAATCTTGCTTCTGATATGAATAATACGTAACTCATTCTTCTATTGTTGTTTCAAAGTCTAATGTTGATGGTATAATTTGAATATTAACATTCATCCCCATACCGCTTAATATTTTCTGAAGGTTCTTATTAACAGTTTTTTGTTTTGGTTCTATAACCGTATTCATATAGTGTACATACGCCACAGTCATTTCCTGTGCATTGTTACCTAAACCACTTGCCCCTTCAACTGTTAGTCCTACAAGTCTTGGTGAACTGATACGGTGAGCAGATAGTATACGACTTGCAATCCTCGTTTCTAAGACAACATAATAGTCATCGTTAGCACTATCTATGGTTGATATCTGTGGAGCTAATTCTTGACCGTCTGAGAAGGTTAGGAATAGTTTACCAGCATTCTGTTCTGATGCAAATGCTTCATTCAAATCTCTATGTAGAGTTCTCATCTCATCAGGACTTGGTTCACCATTGGGGAAGTTAATGATAAGACCTGGTGACATTCCATTAGAAATGTTACTGTTATGGAAAACACTTATTCTACCATCGAGATTAATGTCATTAACCGCACCAATGTAATCAGGTAAAGGGTAGAGCTCAACACCTGGTGAGTACTGATAACAATAATATACTTGAGATGCGTTATCTCCTTTAGTATTTGTTTTATCATATTTTGGATATTCTACTGGTTTATACTTTCTTGTGTTAGCCCAATTTGATGAGTAGTAATAATGTGTAACCTCATCGTCTTCATCTTTCTTACCACTTCTAATATTATCAAATGGTAAGTGATATATCTCAGCAATTTTATCTCCACCTCTTGACCATATTACATTCAAAGAAAAACCTCCAAACAATAGGAAGTCATAACTAATCTTTCTATAGATATCCTCAAGGGTTTCTTCATCTCTGTTTACATAATTGTCACCAATCATTTCAATACCTTCACCAATCATTGCATCTAATTGAGAATTAACACATGTATTGTGTATTGCACTTGATTGATATAATTCAATTAATTTTTGTGGGTATAGGTTGTCTTCACCATAACTTACCCAATCTTTACCTCTTACTTCTCTAAAGATAGGTAAATCAATTGCTGATAGATTTATTACTTTTATATTGTTCATTGTCTATAGTATATAAATTCTGCACCGTCTTCTTGTACTCTAGTGCCTTTATTCACATCGTAAATTGTTGAGTCATTCCAATCGTTCACTACTTTACATAATGTAGATAAAATAGGTTTGTTTATAACAGGGAATAAATTACTTGCTCTAAGTTCCAATGTGTAATAACCTGTTATATCTGTTTTACCATAAAAACTTGGATTATTTGCATATGGAAAGTCTGTTTTATCCCAACTCAAACTTAGATAACTATCATTGTCATCAACAACAAATCCTTGAATATATAATATATTACCATCCCACCAATTATTAGTTGTTGACAGAATATTAGTTAAATACATATTTGAATAATTGCTTCTAAAAGTCATAAAGTAAACCTCCTGTTTGAAGTCTACACTACTACTACCTTTTCTAAAAACAATGTTTCTGCTGTCATCTGCAAGATTAAATATCATATTTGCTTTGTTTTACACCCATAAATATAGTTTATGCAACAAATGGCAAGAAAAAAGGGAACAACTACGTTCCCCTTTTCCAATCTATATAGAAGTAATCCCTTAACTAATGTTAAGTTCATACATGGGTTGTGGTGATAAACCAGTCGCTTCAATGGTGATACCACTACGGTCACCAAATGCAGTTCCTGTCTCACTGGTACTAGCGGTTACAATAGCACCACTTGCATTACCCAATATCCAATATCTATCATTCTGGTCAAGTACAATAACAACAAGTCTTGTGTTCTGACCTAAGATGTTGAGAGTGTCTAACTTCTCTCCCTCTAAGGTGTTCACAACGAAACTAAGAACACTTGTATAGAATGCTGTTCCGTTTTCCTCACTAAACGCACCGGTCTCACTTAGAGACGCAGATTGTCTTGGTTGTTGGAATTCGAACATTCCACTTGTAGTTAAGTCTGCAACGGATGTAATAGTGATGGTACCACCTTGAGCGGTAACACCTGTAATCACACCATTCGCTTCACCAGAGATAGTTATTGCCTGTCCTGTTGTTGAGCCGATATAAACCGACTTTACGCCGCCCAATGAAGTGCGACAATCTAAAGTTACTCCAGTATTTAATACACAAGGCATATCTCTTAATTTTTAGTTCTTAGTTTATTAGAGCTCAGCAACGAAGAGTGATGGTTCGCTAACAGCAATACCTAATCTCCATCTCATGAGTCCTCTCATTTCATCGTTATCTTGTGAGTACCACAATCTGAA